GGGCGGTTTAGCAAAAATACTTGTAGACGATGGTAAGTTTTCTGGACAACAAAGAATGGCTGCTGAAGAAAACTCAACGGTTTATGACCTATCAGTAGAGTATCAAGACATTGGAAAAACAAGAAGATTTTATCTATATATAAATAATCAACTTATTAAGGTAGTAGATGACAATGATCCTCTTCCAGTCTATAGCAATATGGCTTTATTTGTTCGTGGATCGTCTAAGTGTATGTTTGAAAACATTTATGCTCTATCGCAAAACTATAGCCAAAACACATCTTTTATTGTAGGAGACACATTGTCAAAACAGTTTGGTGACTCCCAGGTTGATGTCAACGAGTCTTTTAGAAAATATGCCATGAGTGGGGTTGTACAATCAACATATCTATCTGGCATAAGTTCCCAGCAGCCACCAAACTACAATATGTATTTTGAAGAGTTTGGATCTATTATGCGTGAATGTGCATACTTTGATATTAAATATGATCGTGCTTACCCAGCACTTTATGCACAACTATCTCCAACCTTTAGCAAAACAAAGGGATACACGACCTCTGGGTTTTACGCAAACTCATATGGTGCTGAGTTCTTAATCTTTAACTCAACAGACAAAGCCTTAAACCTAGATGAGACAACTGGAAACTTTTTAAGAATTCAAGGTATTACTTTTACCCAAGATACAACTCATGAATTAACTGTAGACGAGTTCTTTAAAAAACGCGGTAACTTGTCCGACCCAGAGTTAGTAGGCAGCACCCTGACCTATTCACCATTAGTTGAAAAATCAAGGTATGATGAAATTAGATTAAGTAGATTAACTTATGGGAAAAATGAATTTAGTATCGATAGTACATACATACAAACACAGGATGATGCAGAAGCCATGTTGGGTTGGATTATAAATAAAGTAATGATTCCAAAAAAATCTATCGGCATTAATTTATTTAGCATACCAACTTTGCAACTTGGAGATATAGTCACAGTAGACTATAAGGATTCATCAGGACTTAATCTAGTCACTTCCGATCTTTCAAGGTTTGTTATTTATAATATAGAATACGCTAGGTCTGTTTCTGGACCAAGCATGACAGTTTATTTAAGTGAGGTATAAACATGGTATCAGCAACTCCACAAACACCATCGTCAACATCTGTTTCAAATAGCGCACCTCCAAATCCAGTAAAGACCGCCCCAATAGATACAGTATTGTTTAATGATGACTCTATGTCTATTGAAATCATGGCTGATTTAATTTTTGAAGATATTGGTGGGCATGAACTAATAAACATTGCTAGAAACGACATTATTAATGGACAGCAAATATCTTATACTCCGATCAAGAACCTTGGTTTAATTCAACAAAAATATAACCCAACTAATATTCTTGGATTACAGGCTACCTCTGAAAAGTATTTTGCTAATTTTCCCATAAAGTTTGAAGAAAAAGTCCCAACTGAGGGCAATGGGCCTAACGGTTCAAATGTTTATTTTGACGATGCAACTGGAGATCTAATCATTGAGGGAGTTAATTTAAACAAGGATGAACTTTTTGAGGTTGAAGTGTCGTTAAATGGTACAATATATGAAGCAGACTTTGGAGCAACTACGTCATGATAACTAATAAAGGTAAAAGCATTATTGCAAAATATATGCTTGGTCAGGCACCAGCCTATGCCTCATACCTAGCCGTTGGATGTGGTCCAACCCCACTTCAAACAGAAGATGTTGCCGATAACTTTGCAACAAAAAAAAACCTTGACTTTGAGATGTTTAGAGTTCCAATTTCTTCAAGAGGCTTTGTAAATGAAAATGGTATTGATAAAATTGTACTTACCGCAGAACTACCTACAGAAGAAAGATATGAAATAACAGAGGTAGGGTTATACTCAGCAGGATCTAACCCATCTGCTGGAGCACAAGATAGTAAGACAGTCTTTGCATTTACCCAGGGAGAAAACTGGGAATACCATACGGCCAGTTCTTCAATAGCAATTCCACCAATTTCTGTACCACTAGATCCAGATGAAGACGATATAATAAATGCACCAGGAACAGAAAATGGTGTATTCCAAACCAATGCAGATAACTCTATTTTCTATAATACAGACCGTGTTGCAAGGTATGAGAGACCAAGATTTTTAAACAATACAATTTTAATGCAAGGTGATGACTCAGATTTATCAGATGCCGATGGCTCTGGAGCAGAGGAGCATATTGCTATTGATTCTGGAAACCACATACACCTTACTTCTCCAAATGTTGACTTCTCACAAAACTCTCCTTTAGATGAGTTAAGGTTTGCATTTTCTTTAATAAACAGGGATGGAACATCAGCAGCAAATCCAGATACAATAAGAATCTTAATTGACTTTGCAGCAACTGACAGCAACAATCCATCAACATATGCTAGGTTTGAAGTTAATATTGAAGACGGTGTTGATGGATATGACTTTGAAACAAACAGATATTTTGTTGTTTCAAAACAATTGCAGGAATTATACAAGAGTCAAAACTTTACTTGGAATGCAGTTACTGTAGTAAAAATATATGTCTCTGTTTTTGATAGTTTAAGCGGAGGTCTTAATCCAACATCAGATTATTACATTGCTTTAGATGCGTTAAGACTTGAAAATGTAGCAACCGTTAATCCGCTGTATGGTTTAACAGGATATTCTGTCATTAAAAATGATAATGCTACAACAATCATTAAATCTCCTAATACAAACAACTATGTTGAATTTAGATTTTCTATTGGGGTGACCTAATGGTTGATGCAAACATAAAGAAATTCCGTATTTTAAAATCATCTCTTCCCCCAATTGATCACGATACTTTAAAGTATAATTTAAGATATAGAATTGTTTCTGACGATAGAAACAGAACCTCTCATTGGTCTCCAATCTATAACATTTCTGGAGAGTCAATAACCTCAGTCAGTGGGGCAGTATCTAAGGCAGGAAACATTGTTACAGCCGTATGGGGAGACGCAAACCTTCATCCAGAATACGACGTTTTTGTTAAATTTGACTCAGGCGAATTTTTCTATCACGGTACATCAAAAGTACACGCATACTCATTTTTAAAAACTGGGACTACAACAGTTAGAGTAAAAGTTCAAATTGTTTCATCAAAAAAAGAAATTAAGGCAGCACTAAATATCTTTGACTCTGGTTCAGTGTCTTTGGTATAATTTAATAGGAGGAATAACATGGCAAGAATACCATTACCCGAAAGAGGGCAACCACTTGATGTAACATACATCTATCAGGTCGTCGACACATTAAACACTTTATCAACACAGGTTTCTGATGCAACCTATAATTATACTGACATTGATGTAGTTGGAGCAGAAAAGCAGAGTCTAAAAACCTCTAACACAAAATTTATTGGAAGATTTAAGTCAATTGCAAATAACGAAACCGTAACTGCTGGACAAGAAAAATCTTATTCTATTGATTATTCTAACTTTAAGTATCCTCCAATTATAACTTTGTCAGTTGTAAATACTAGCGGAACAACTGCTGGATCTAACACTACGGTAGTTTTAACATCCGTAACGACTACGCAGGCTGGATTTACGGTAAGATATGGAGTTTCTGGAACTGCAACCATTGGCGTAAATCTTATTGCTATTGGTGTTCCAAATTAATATGGCCTGTGAAAGATGTGAAGGAAAAATGTTTGTTGATAGAATACATTCAAACATAGACCACCTAGAAACATATTGTGTTAAGTGTGGAAATAGAAAATTTTATCACCCACCTAGCGAGTCTGCGGAGGGAAAATGGTTACTGCAAAAGGAAAAATTCAGAGCGAAGCATATAATAGCGAACCTATAATTCCTGGTGGTAAAAAAATATGGTTTCTTAATGGAGACTTAGTAAGACTTCATCATAGTTCTAGATCAACAGGAATGGTAACCGTTTATAATATTAACAAAGATAGGCTAGAGACATGCCTGCGTTCTGACTTTAGAAGAAATAGAAAAAAGGCTTACACTGTTGCAGAGACTGCTAAGTTAGTTAATCGTCATAGAAAGTATATGCCAAGATTAATAAAACGAGGAGTCATTCCTGCACCAGTTGGATCAAGCATTGATGGTAAGACTGGTTGGCAAATTAGATCTTATTATTCAGAAGACCACGTTAGAGAAATTTGTTCTATCCTAGCAACAATACATATTGGGCAACCAAGAAAAGATAAATTAATAACAAATAACATGACTCCTACAAGTCAAGAGTTGACAAGGCGAATGGGAGAAGGTATACTTACATATACAAAGACAGAAGATGGACGGTATATTCCAGTTTGGTCAGAAAATATCTAATCGGCTAGAGTGTGCTACAATTGTAAAAACAAACAAATTAGGTGGGGTAAAATGGAAAACGAAAATACAAAAATCAATGTAACACTAGGCTATACTTTAAATCTTGGCAACTTCCAGTCATTAAGACTTGACCTTGGTATTGTTGATTCAAAGCGTGAGGGCGAGAATGTTGATGAAGCCTTTGAGCGTATTTACAAGTTTGTTGAAGACAAACTAACTGATAAGATTCAAGAAGCAAAGTCTGAAATAAACGAATAGCAATGGCTGACCGCAAAGACCGAATGGCTTT